CCATTATACACAATATTCCTTCGCCCACCAATCTGACTATTGGTTAGGACTTCACCCATCTTTGCTAATTCTGCTGCTTTGGTCATGCTAGGTCTCCGAAATAATTTACTCCACCAATTTGTCCACTATCTATATCTCTTAAACCAACATAAGGTTCTATTGTTGTCATAGCGGCACTTGTAGTTGTAAAATTTCCATCAGAGGAATATCCACTTACAACTCTATTGTAGGCATGACACCCAGCAGAATATGTTGAATTAGCCATATTACTAGTAAAATTAAACTCTGGTCTTCCTGTTCCATTGTCCGTTAATGAGGCTATGTTAAAATCATCTGTAAGAGAAAAACCACCAGAAAAATTTGCCCAAGCCTTTGCTGTACCCTGATTAATGGTACTCATAGCAGTAGAATTATTACTACTTGCATCTGTTAATGTGTTTACTCTTAATATACTAGCCATTATGCTAAGTCTCCGAATATTTGCACATAGTTTATTGTATCTAAATCTTGGTCTGCGTTTGCATCATTAGAGGTTGTATTATATCTTAAACTTCCTGCTAATATTGCCCCACCAAAAGGTTGTATATTTCTTGATGTAACGTCTGTACTTGATGCTATACCACACATACCACCCATTGAATAAGTAGCATTACCCATATCATTAGATATTGCTATAGTATAGTCTCCTGTTCCATTATCTGTTATTCCTGATGTATTTAAACTATCGGTTATTGCAACAGTTCCTGTTCCAGTAACAAACCACCAAGTTTTACACAACCCTTGTTGCAAATTAGTCGTAGCAGAACCTTCACCTTGAATAGTTATAGAACCTTCTGTTGATTTGCCTTTTATAGTATCTACATTGAGTTGGCTTGTCATACAATACTCCAATAACCATTAACAGTAACTGTCGCTGATTGTGTTATAGGTCCAGCACTCACACCATTTTCATCTGAGTCTATGGTTATGTCTGCACTAATAGTCTGACCATTTAATCTTATTATGCTATTGTTTCCTTTAAAAGGATATCTTGTGTCTGACTCATTTTTTGTATAAGAGTTAGCAACTGTAAAAACATCATAAACAACCATTTCTATGATATCATTTACACTAGCTCCAGTAACCAGTACTACTGTTGTTCCAGTGGTTGCAGCATAGTCTGTTCCCGGTACAAGCAATACACCATTCTGATAAACATCCATATACCTTGAGTCATTATAGCTTAGAGTTAAAGAGTTAGCATCTGATCCACTAAAGCTAGTTTGATTAGCTGAAGCTTGATACTGAAATCTACTTCTTACTCCAAAATTTTGCGATCTTCCTATGTATGGCATGATTTATCCTTTTGGGTACTTATCTTTAATTGTTTTAATCGTGCTTTTCCACCCATCTATACCATTGTGATACAAGTCATCTAGTTGATCTTCTATGGATGGATACTCAGTTACTCTTTTTCTTTGATACTCTTTGCTATTATAATCTGCTATAAGTTCTTTTTGTTTTTTAAGAATTTCTGATTCAGAAATAGGCTTTGTGTCATTGTGCCATGTAATTTGCTTTACATCTTCTGCATTAACAGAAGCTTCTGCTTTAGGATTAATAGCTAATATTGATTTAAGTATATCCGTCAACCTGCGATCTCCATAGCTGTTATCGTTGATATAGGTCTGGTATAACTTACTGTGTCTCCGTCAGTATCAGAACGATTTATATGAAAATTACCTGCTCCAGAGTTCCATCCTCTTGCTGTTAACTTGTAAGTTGTAGCAGATGTAGTGCTTGGTGAATCTAGGAAATCTTGAGCTTGATAATAAACTTGATAGCCTGCTGCGCCACTATTACCAGATTGAGCAAAGCTTGAAACTCTAGTTCTATTACTCCCATCTTGATCACCTAAAGCAATATTTGTACTACCTCTTACTAAGATAAGAGCGCAACCATACCCTCCTGAAACAATGCCTGTGCAAACTCTATAAACAATTAATACTTTGCTAGAAGAAAACGATGGTGTGATAGCAACTGATAATCCAATATCAACAAAAGTTGACGTACTATTAGAAGTAAATGTATCTGTTTTAGAACCTTGCACAACTTGCAAAATACTTCCAGAAGACATTCCGCCATCTAATATCTTGGTTAAAGCCATAGCTTACTCCTTATGCGTATGGACTATCGCCTAATACAGATGTGTCCCATGCTGCTTTGAGCTTTGCGATTGTGTCTGCATCAGTTATAGCTTTAGCTGCTGGTGCGTCTCTTAGTTTTTTCTTCTTAGCTACACTTGCCGTCTTTGCACTTGCATCATCTGCTTCTAATGCTTTCATGTATACAACGTCTTCTGCTTCTAACAGTGGCTTTCTTATCTCTCTGATTTTATCTTGAAATATCTTTTTAGCTTCAGTTATGTCTTCAGATATAACTTTACCATTAAGTTTCCAAGCACCTCTAAAGTGTCTATCAGAAGGAACAGTCACAGTAGAAGCATCTACAGTTGCTCCATCTTTATCTGTTATATATGTTTTGGTTGTCATTTTTGCTCCTTATGCTGCTTCATTATCAATCTTCCAAGCATTACGCCATATTCGTGTACTTGGCAGTTGATCCTTTTTACAAATAACTAATCTCTGTCGATTAGCTTTTTCATAATCTCTCCACACTCTTTGTGGTATATCTTTCATAATTAAATACTCTATTGCTTGTTCTTCCGTCATTTTACCAATAGGCTTGGTTTTGTGCAATAGATAACCTCTTGTATGTTTTTTAAAATCTGGCTTCGCTTCATCTTCTGCTAACAGCCAGTACACTTCTACTGGTGGCAGTATACCGCCTTGTAATGCACAAGCCATCCAGTTTGGGTCTGGTACAGTAACTTTGGCACATTCATCTGTGTCTGGATCTTCCCATACAATACGATAGTCTGATTGTTTACCTTCCAAGTTTTCTTTTGCCCAACACAATCTATCCCATAAATGTGTCCCTTGAAACTTTGGTGTTTTTATTGTCATGCTGCTTCCTTTATATACTTACACATTTTAAATTTACTTAGGGTATACGCTTCATCAGCTGTAATGTCATATTTTTTAGATACTTTTATTTGATCAAACAAAGCACCATAATCTTTTAAAGAAAAAGCTTTATCAACAAAACTTTGATTAGTTGGGTATTTTTCAGGTTTTTCAAAAACAACTAATTCATTAATTGAAAATTTAGTTCCAGTAAGCATGCCTAAAACATCTAAGCTATATCGCATTTCATAATCGTAAATCTCAAACTTAACTAATTTAACTTTCTCTTGATTTGTAATCTTATAATTTCTTTCATTAGTTAAAAAGAACTCCTTTGGATTTTCTTTCATGCTACGTCTCCATCTACAGAAAGCATATTATATTTTGAATCATAACCACTCCCGTTAAAACCTATAGATTTTGCAAAATAATCTGCTGTTGTTGGTGCTCTTTCTGATGTCCCATCTTGATGCATACTAAATCCTAAAGAAGATGCAACACCATAATTAGGTGCTGTAGAACCTCCAGCTGAATAATTAATATTTGCCATAACATTTGCCATAACAACTTTAAACTCACTTGTACTTTCATCTGATACTGATGATACGTTAAAGCTATCTAATATTGTGTTACCATTTTGAGCATAATTAATCCATGACTTAGATATACCATTATATATGTAACTCGTATCAATAGACTTCTCTGTACCAGTGTTAACTGTGTCAGATGTTGTTAATGTATCAAATGCTATTGTTCCGTTTGCCATTATGCTAAGTCTCCTTGTACTTGAAAACAGTTATCTTCCCACTCATAATTGTGAGGACCATTTCCATCGTGATAACCTCCATCAAACCTAAATGAACCAGTATTTAAACCATCAGAAATTTGATAACTTACAAAAGACGAAGTTGCACCATTTTGACCACCACCAAAAGTAACGCTATATGTGCCATTTCCCATAGGAGCAGTAAAAGAAAAAGTATTATCGTTACTTCCGTGGTCTGTCGTATGACTGGTATTAAATGAATCAGATATAGAGCCTGCACCACTGTGATGAGACCATGCTTTACACAAACCTTGTTGTAAATTCGTTGTAGTAGAACCACCCTCTGCTGTAACATTAATAACACCTGCTGAAGTTGTGCCTGTTAAGGTGTTTGTTTTAATGGTACTCATGCTAAGTCTCCAGCTACTGCGTGTCCATTGTCTGTTGTGTCTATTAAACTACTATGTCCATACATATGAGCAACATCAACATGATCTGTTGAGGAACTCTCACAACACACATAATTATATTCAACACCTATTGTTGCATCTCCTGCTCCAAGTAAAGCATAGTTAACGTTGTTCATATTATTACTAAAGTTTATTATTGAACGACCAACTGCTGTGTCACTTGCAGAGCTAACATTAAAGCTATCATCAACAGTAACTGAACTTGATGTATTACAATCAAGTCTTGCCCAAACTTTAATTAATCCAGACATAGTGTCTTGAGTTTTACCAGATGTTTTCCCTATACTGTCTACTTTAAGTGTACTCACGAAGTCACCAACCTTCCACCACTTTCAACTGTAAGAGTTACGCCAGAAGCAACTGTTAGCGGACCTGTAGCTTGAGCATTCTCGGTAGCAAGTATGGTTGCATTAGCTGTTAAGGTTTGAGAGTTTGTTCTAAATATTCCACCAGATTTAAAGTTACCTTTATTTTCTGCTGGAGGTGTAATTGTTCCAAATGTTCTGCCAAAGAACATTACAAATATATTATTACCAGAGTTATTGCTTGGTGCAGCTGTAAAGGTTAAAGTTGTGCCATCTGGCACTGTATAAGCTCCAGTTGGCTCTTGAACCACACCATCTACAGATACAACAATATCTTGTTCTGAACTTACAGTTTGATTTAATGTGAAAGTTGTTGTACTGCCATCGCCACTAAACTCTTGTCTTGTTGGTAAGCTCTCAAAAGCTGGTGATATATCGTTACCAATCAAAGGCATGACTTACTCCTATTCACTAATTGTGTCTACAACTGACACCCATACATCAGCAGAACTTGCTGTATTACTCTTAACCTTTAACGCATCACCACTAACCATAACAATCTTAGCGCCACCATCAAGAACTTGCAGACTTGATCCAGCAGGTATTGGTGCGTCTTTTACTATATGTATATCATTAGAACCATCATTAATATAAACTTCTACAGTTATTTGTGAGGTGGTAACGTTAGCTACTGTTATTCCTACTATGGCATCATCTGAGTTTGCTGTTCTTAATGTTACAGCACTTGTCCCAACTGCGTTTGAGGTATTTCGTTCAAAGTCTTGTGCCATTCTTTACTCCTATAACGCTATAGCCATTGCTACGGCAAAACCTTTTGATGCACCACCAGAGGTTATCCCTAAATTAGATGGTGTAATCTTTTTCATTGTACCACCATCATCTACTAAAACAAAGTCTGCATCACTACTTGATGTTGTGGTTGTTGGTGTGTCTGAGTTACCTGTTGTTAATACTGTTCCAGTTGCATCAGGTAATGTAACTGTTCTATCGGCTGTGGGTGTTGCAGTTTGTAGTCTTACATCAAAACTTGTACCTCTGGTTAAATTCCATTCTATTTGAGCATCATCATCTAATAAATAAAAATTGCCACCGCCAAATGCCGCAATACCTACATTACTGCCATTTATAGTGTTATTTAAATACAGCCAACCATCTTCAACTCCATCAGTAACATCTCCTAAAACATGATAAAGCATGAAACCTAAAGTAGATTGATCTGCATCGTTATCTGCAAAAAATTTAATAGCACCTTCTTGAGCAAAATCACTAGCATCACTATGATCATTAGACACTAAGTTTAATATTGGACCACCATCTGCTGTAGATGTAATTGTTGCATCACCAGTTATTGTTGCACCATCAGATGTGGTTTCAAACTTTTTATTATTATTATGATAAAGTTCTAATGAACCTCCTTGATTAGCAACAAGCATATCTTTGGTTCTGCTTGCATTTCTAATTCTTACAGTGCTTCCATCTAGTTCTAAGTCTCCTGAACCACCATCTTTAATAATGCTATGAGCACCATTGTAAAATATTTCTAAATTACCATTATTTCCAAATTTTAATATTTCATCATTAGGAAATAAAACATTACCATTAGCGTCTGCTGTTACTGCTTTACTTGCTTGTACTGTTCCTAGTGTTGTTACATCAACATAGTTAAGTTCTGTTGCGGTGGCTGTTACTGTCGTTGATGCTATGGATAATGCGTCTGTTTCAAGAGTTCCGTCTATATCTACATCTCCAGATATATCAAGATTTGTAAATACAGATGTTCCTACCGCTGTTATCTTATCATTAAATGTCGCTGCTCCTGCATCAGACATATCAAAAGTTAAAGCATTTATTGTTGAACTACCGTCAACACCTTGAATTTTAATATCTTTATCTGCAACTGCACTTCTTATCAGAAAGTCTGAACTATCGTTTCTTAAACTAGCAAATTCAGTCCCATCAGCTCTAAGTCTGATTTCATTACCTGCGGCATCAAGTAAAATATCAGCGCCTGCGTCAATAGTTAATTGTCCAGAGTCAGATATGGTACTACCATTAATTGTAATATCATCTACTGTTAGACTGGTTAATCCAGTTACATCTCCAACAAGCTCTACATCACCAACAACATCAAGACGAGCGGAAGGCGATGTATTATTTATACCAACCTTACCATCTTGAAAAACTGTCATAGCCTCTACGTCAGTTCCACTTTGATTATCCATGAACAATGAATAAGAATTATTATTACCAGATCTTGAACCCATGTATTTTATGGTAAAGCCATGTGTATCACCTCCTGCATGCGCTCTTAAAATACCTAAATCAGCATTAGAGAGACTACCTGATGTGGTTATGGCAGTGCCACTTGTTTGAGATAAATTTATTGTTCCAGATGTGGTTAATCCAGTTAGTGTGCCTACAGATGTAATGTTTGATTGAGCAGCACCTGTTACTGTTGCGGCTGTACCAGAAGCATTTCCAGTTACGTTACCAGTTATATTTCCAACAAAAGTTCCATTGATGTTGTCGCTTCCATCTTTGAAGACAGCTTTAGATCCCGGTAATGTACAAAATATATCTCTTGAGCCAGAACTCCAATTTACAGCATTGTTAGAGTTTGAACTTGATATAATAGTTGTACGGGCAAGGGTAGTACCAGAAGAAGCAAAAGTACCTAACCCTACCTCAAAATCAGTTCCATCAGTACAACAATAATACGTTGTGTCACCATTACTTAAATTAGCGGTAAAAGTTTCAAAACCAGATACTGCACCACCTAACGTATACGTTCCAGTGCTAGTTGTGGTTGTTGTCTCTTTTATCCTATCTGATAGAACAAAAGCCATTACTTAAGCTCAATGGTTAAGTTCGTAGCATTAATTCTAAATATATCTCCAGACTCAATTGTCTTAGATGCGTCTAAAGCGCCTACAAACAATATGTTACCACTGCTCGATGCGTCTGCAATAAACACATGAGTGATGGTGTTATTTGTACCACCTGATGCTGGAAAGCTAATAGCATTTGTATTTTTAGCTGTTTGTGTGTCTGTTGAATCTGCACCTATTGTTGTCCAATCAGAAGCTGGAACTTGCTGTCTAGCATAGTTCGTAAATGTTGCTTCTGTTAAAGACCCAGTTTCTGCCGCAGATACGGCTGTTGCTAATCCTATATAGATACTGTTTCCCGGACTTGCAAAACTGAGAGAATTATTTTTAAAAATATAATGTAATAACCTTCTCTCAAGGTAATTGGTTGCTGCGTTTGCTGTTGCCATTTTTTACTCCTTCTTTAAGTTCTAACTGCTCTTGGCAATCCTTCTGAATATGCATCAGAATTTTCTCTTGCTTCGGCTAAATCTTTTAGCCTAACTAATTGGTCATTAAATCTTTTTTCATATTGTTGCATTATATCAGGTTCACCTTTCATATAAGTATACGCTTCTACAAGCGATCCGTAAAGTAAAGCAAATGGTGCATTTGTACTTAGCCATGTTGTTCCACTATCTGCTCCTGCTGTTAAACTAGCAGGTCTGTAATAATAATGAAGCTCTATTGTATAATTACTATTTGGTGTTGGGGCTACAATAAAATTATTTATGTCAAAAACAGCGTAATATCTAGGTAAACCTGTAGATGCAGATCCATCAAAAGCTTCTTGTAAAAAATTCACATCTTTTTGTAAAAGAAAACTTTCTGAACCAGCTGTTGTTACCTGTAAAGAAAATGAAGACAAGTAATCACTTGGTATTGTTAAAAATTTATCAGAAGATGTCAGTGCAGATGTAACATTTTTTCTAAATAACTCTAAATCTACATTTTTAAATATTCTTTCTTCAGATGCTTTTATAAAATCAGATAAATGATTAACAAAAGTGGTTTCTGTATTATCTACATAATCTTGTATTGCTGTTTTTAATTCTGCGAACGTAAAACTCATTTAAGCCTCCAAAGTGACCGGACCAGCAGAAGCAACAGGCCCACCAAACTGTGTATTTAACAAACTAGTATCATCAGAACCTACACTACCATCTACAACTGTTACTGTATAGGTGGTTGTGGCAGGAGCAGAACTTATTGATAATTGTGCGCCCATATAGCCGTGATTGGTACACATGTAAAATAAAGT